CTCTCCAGTGTCTAGTTCAATCGGCCTCATCTGGCAAAACTCTATGTGATTAAGATCATAAACAGGCTCTTCAGCGACCATCCGGAACCCCATTTCTAGGAACCAGTTGTCCAACCCATCCATAAACGCCCGCTCGTCGCGACGTTCCATCATTACCACACAGTCATCTCCATTATTGCACAGCTTTATCTGTACCCCACGATGCAGTGCGTACTCGTAGACCAACGCGCACATGATAAGGCAGTTGCCAAGCGAAGTGTTCATATCACCACTCGCTCGACGCCCGCGTACCTCGTACCGAAGGAATCCGTCCTTGCACCACCCAAATCCCTTGTTCTCGACCTGCCACCGCAGCATCTTACTAAGGGTTTTACTACGGTAAACACCATTGTAAACAGAGTGTTCCCACTCCAGCGCTTCTACACTTACGTGCATGTCGAACTTCGTTGCATCGAGGCCAATGGCGACAGGGTTCTCAAAGGACTTCCACTTGCCGCGCACTATAGCGCCGATTTGCTGCACATTATAACCCTTGATGACGGTCGGACCGTCTCCGTAGATTTTACGAATGGCATCATACACACGATGTTCGATTGGTTTGATAAACGTGGCCAATAACACGTTATACACGGAATTCCGGGGCTGAATGCACCGCGGAGCCTTGCTGGGGTTCACTTTCTCCAGCTTCACGAAGCTGTTAAGGTTACCGTGTTTCCGAGTCAGTCCGTACCGTTCATACTTCGTCTTCGCATTGGCATAAATCGACTTCTTGCGCCCCGAATACATCTCAACGACGTTGTCGAGAGAGATAGGGGCCGCAGTTTTTAAAATACGCCGCAACTTGGCGGTGAAGGTGGATAACCTCGTTGAGTACAGCCCGGTTGTCACCAGGGGAGGCGCCTCAAACGCCCCCTTCACTTTGCAATAGTACATACGCTCCAACAACGCACACTCGAGAGTGGTGATATCTGCATTGTTGACCCCTAACGAAATGTTGCCGCTCATCTCACTGATTGAGTACAACATCCGTTCCTTTACCTGCGCCTGACTGCGCCACACGCGCATCCGGTTGTC